TTCACCATATGGCGTAGCAAAACACTATGCTTACTGGGCAGTAAAAAATTATCGAGAAGCCTATAACATGTTTGCTTGTAATGGCATCTTGTTCAACCATGAAAGTCCTAGAAGAGGAGAAGAGTTTGTTACCAGAAAGGTAACTAAGTATGTAGCTAACTGGCATACAAATTCTGAACCGCTTGAGTTAGGAAATCTTTCTAGCCTCAGAGATTGGGGACATGCTAAAGATTATGTTAACGGTATGTGGCTTATGTTACAAGCATCCAAACCAGATGACTATGTTCTTTCAACAGGAGAGAAACATAGCGTTAAAGAATTAGTAGAACTTTGTTTTAAAATTAAACACAACAAAACTATACTATGGGAAGGTGAGGGTATAGGTCAGAAAGGATACATTAATTATTTTACAACTAACGCTAATGAAAAAATGAAAAGGCAGCTAGTTGTTGTAGTTAATCCTAACTTCTATAGACCTTCTGAAGTAGATGTTCTGTGTGGCGACTCTACTAAAGCTGAGACAGAATTAAATTGGAAACGTAAATATACGTTTGACAGGTTGATAAAAGAAATGTTATTGTCAGATCAACCAGAAAAATTTTGGTATAAAAACGGAGGTGAATTACCTGATGGTTACTACACAGTCTCATAAAATTAACTGGCCTTTAGCCCATGATACTTGGGACAATAAAGAGCGAGATGCAATGCATGAAGTTATTGCTTCTGGTAAATTTACCTTTGGAGAAAAAGTAAAAAAGTTTGAAGATGATTTTTGTAACTACTTTGATTTTCCCTATGCTGTACAAGTTAACAGTGGCGGCAGCGCAAACCTTTTGATGGTAGCTGTTGCAGTTGAAAAGGGTTTAATAAAAAAGGGTGACAAAGTTATTGTCCCTGCTATCGGTTGGAGTACTTCATACTTCCCATTCTTACAGTATGGTATAGACTTAATATTTGTAGACGTAGACAGAGATACTTGGAACATCAGAGTAGATCAGATTGAAGATAATATAGCTGATGATGTTAAAGGTATTCTAGCTATTAATATTTTAGGTAATCCTTGCAATTACGAAATAATTAATTCTATCTGTAATAATTATAATTTACTACTGTTTGAAGATAACTGTGAGTCTATGGGAGCAAAGCAGGGTGATACATACTGTGGTGGCTTTGGTGACATAGGTACATTCAGTACATTTTTTAGCCACCATATACAAACAATGGAAGGTGGTGTTGTTGTTTGTGATGACTACGACACATATCAACTTCTTCTTAGTTTAAGATCACATGGGTGGACAAGAGGTACAAAATACTTTAAGGATAATCCTTTTGAGTTTGTAACTCTAGGCTACAATGTAAGACCTGGAGAGTTAAACGGTACACTTGGTTCTGTTCAGCTAAATAAATTAGATGATATGAACAATCAAAGAATTAAAAATGCAGAAACATTTATAAAGTATTTTGGTAATAAAGATTATTGTAGGATACAAAAGGTAGAAGAAAATAGTCTTTCATCTTGGTTTGGTTTTGGAATTGTCTTTGAACAAAACTCATTCAGAGAGAGGACAAAAAAAATTCTCGCAGATTATTCTGTTGACTGCAGACCTATATGCACTGGTAACTTTTACAATCAACCTGTATGTGATAAATACTCTGGCAACATACAGAAAGGTGCATCATTAGCATCAGCAAATAATATTGAGGATAATGGTCTGTTCTTAGGAAACAATCCTATGGATTTAGAACCAGCTATTAAAAGTCTTAGCGAAGTTTTAGACCATGAATTTAGTGAGCAGAATATTATTAATTCTGGTTTACTATAGATTATTTTAAAGATGGCAAAAGAAAAAACTATCGATACTCTTGTTGAAGATATATATAATATCTTTGAATGTGAAGAAGAGGTTAAGATAAAAGAAGAAGACTTAGAGAGGCTTGTTAAGGATGTAGTTGAGTCTGTAACTACTTCTGTTAAAGAGAGAGAAAGATCAAGAGGAAATCTAAGGTTATCTCTTATCGGTCATCCTGATAGAAAAGTTTGGTACACTGTCAGGGAAGGTGATAAAGTTGGAAAAGAAAAGTTAGCCGGTAAAGATAAAATAAAATTTTTATATGGGCATATATTAGAGTCTCTTCTTGTCTTTCTTTCTCGAACTGCTGGACACACAGTAACTGATGAACAAAAGACAGTTAAGGTGGGTGGTGTTGTAGGTCATCAGGATGCTAAAGTTGATGGTGTTCTTGTTGATTTTAAAAGCGCATCAAGCTATGGTTTTAAAAAGTTTAAGGATAAGACAATACATTCTGATGATCCTTTCGGATACATTGCTCAACTGTCTGCTTATGCAAAGGCAAACAACTCAGATGAGGCTGGCTTTGTAGCTATAGATAAATCAACAGGTGAAATTTGTTATTGTCCTGTACACTCTATGGAGATGATAAATGCAGAAGAAAGGATTGAGTATCTTAAACAGACTGTTAAATCTGATGTGCCTCCCCCTCGCTGTTATAGCGATATTCCTGATGGTAAGTCTGGCAACTATAAGCTTCATATTGGCTGTGTGTATTGTTCTTATAAGCGCGATTGCTGGTCTGATTCTAACGGCGGTCAAGGACTTAAAAAATTTAATTACTCTACTGGTCCGAGGTACTTAACCAGGATAGGGCGTATGCCTGATGTAGAGGAAATATATGACTAAGTTTAGATCCAAATCAGAAGAAATAACAAGCGGTCTTTTAAAAGATAAAAAGGTTTTATTTAAATTTGAACCATACTTTATTAAGTATATATGGATTGAAAATAAAAAGTACTTGCCTGACTTCGTTCTTGATAATGGTATTGTTCTTGAAGTTAAAGGTAGGTTTACTTTAGATGACAGAAAAAAACATCTATTTCTTAGAAAGAGTAATCCAGATTTGGATGTTAGATTTATATTCAATAACCCTAATTCTAAACTTTACAAAGGTGCTAAATCAACCTATGCTAACTGGTGTGACAAGCATAGTTTTTTATATTGTAAATTGTCTGATGGTATTCCTGAAGGATGGATAAGTGGAAGAAAAAGAAACAAAGATTCTTCTGTCCCTAGAAGAAATAATAAAAAGAAGAAAGGCTGATCCAGAACAGATACTATTTCTAAGTGTTATACTACAGGCTATGCTTGATGCTACTAAACCAAAAACACCTAGAGAGTCAACTGAAGCAATCATAGCTAGGGAAACAGCAATGTCTTGGTTCTTCTGTTCTGTTGGCGTAACTGCTGATGACTTTATGACTGTGTGTGATATAGCAGATGTTGACCCTGATTATGTAAGATCATTTGCATACAAAGTCTTACAGTCAAAAGAGATTAATTTTGTTCGTAAAAGAATAAATACTGTGCTAACTTTTAATTAGGATAATTTTAATGTACAGATTTTGTGAAGACCACTATGTCGAAGAGATACAAAAGTATATTGATACAACTTACGAACAACATTACGCTCAAGACAAATATCAGGCTACGGATGTAATTCTTGATGCTGGTTATGGTGAAGGTTTTTGTATTGGTAACATCTTGAAATATTGTAAAAGATATGGAAAGAAAGAAGGTCGCAATAGAAAAGATTTGTTAAAGGTAATTCACTATGCAATAATTATGCTTCACATTCACGATGAACAAGAAGAAGGAAACTAATTTATGCCCCAGTTTCGATCAAACGAAAACCCTATGTTCAGATCTAAATTTAGCGAAGACATATTCAAACATAAGTATGCACATACAGGTTGCGAAACTTGGTCTAGTTTAGCTACAGTTCTTGTTGAAGATGTTTGTCAAGATAAGATGAGCAAAGAAGAAAAAGATGATCTTGTCAATTACATTACAGATTTAAAATTTATCCCAGGTGGCCGGTACTTATACTATGCTGGACGCACCAATAAGTTTTTTAACAACTGTTATTTGTTGAAGGCAGAAGAAGATACAAGAGAAGATTGGGCAAATATTTCTTGGAAGTCAGAATCATGTTTAATGACAGGTGGTGGTATAGGAATAGACTACTCTGTATATAGAGAAGAGGGACGCATCCTAGCTGGTACTGGTGGCCTTGCATCTGGACCTATACCAAAGATGATGATGGTTAATGAAATTGGTAGGCGTGTTATGCAGGGCGGTAGTAGGCGGTCTGCTATATATGCTAGTCTTAATTGGCAGCATCCTGATGTAAATAAGTTTCTTGAATGTAAAAACTGGTATGATATGCCGGTAGGTAGCACAGGATTTACGGTTGGTCAGATTAAAGAACAGGACTTTAACTTTAATGCACCTTTAGATATGACTAATATTAGTGTCAACTACGACACTGAGTGGCTGTTAAAGTATTTACGGACAGGTGATGCAGGAGAAGTCTTTGAAAAGAATGTAAAGCAAGCTTTGAGTACAGCAGAACCTGGGTTTAGTTTTAACTTCTTTGATAAAGAAAACGAAACACTTCGCAACGCTTGCACAGAAGTTTGTTCAGACACAGACTCGGACGTTTGTAACTTAGGATCTTTAAACCTTGGACGTATTGAAAGTGTTAAAGAACTTAGTAACATAGTAGAACTAGCTACAAAGTTTCTTTTGTGTGGTACTCTACGAGCAAAGCTACCTTATGAAAAAGTTTATGCAGTACGAGAGAAAAATCGTAGGCTTGGTCTTGGCCTGATGGGCATACATGAATGGTTAATTAAACGTAATTTTAAGTATGAAGTTACTGATGAACTACATCAGTGGTTGGCTGTATATAAAGGTGTTAGTGATTCAACATCTCAGAAGTTTTCAGATGAACTTAGTATTAGCCGCCCTGTTGCTAATCGTGCTATTGCACCAACAGGATCAATAGGTATTCTTGCTGGTACAAGCACAGGAGTAGAACCAATATTTGCTGTAGCTTACAAGCGTAGGTATTTAAAAGGTGGAACTAGATGGCATTATCAGTACGTAGTAGATAGTGCAGCACAAGAACTTATTAATATTTATGGAACTAAGCCAGAAAAGATTGAGTCTGCTCTTGATCTTGCTGATGACTACAAACGTAGAATAAAGTTTCAGGCTGACGTACAAGACTACGTGGACATGTCTATCTCATCTACAATTAATTTACCTGCATGGGGTAGTAAGCTTAACAATGAAGACACAGTAAAAGACTTTGCTAAAACTCTTGCTTCATATGCTAGAAGACTAAGAGGATTTACTGTATATCCTGACTCATGTCGTGGAGGACAACCTCTGACAAATGTACCTTACTCTGAAGCTGTAGATAAACTAGGTGAAGAGTTTGAAGAGGGTGTAGAAACTCACGATATCTGTGACATTACAGGTCATGGTGGTAGTTGTGGGGTATAGATGTTAACGTACCACTGTTTTAAAGAAGTGCTACCAAAAGAATTTTGTGACGGTATAGTAAATGTAGCAAGGGAGTTAGACTCAAAAGAAGCTGAAGTTTCTAAAGATGGTGATGATGTAATATTATCTGAGATAAGGAATAACAGAGTTGCTTGGTTAGCTAATTCAGAGTTATCAGAAATATTAGAACTATATGTAGACATAGCTAATGAGAAAGCTGGTTGGGATTTTAACTTAACTTCTTTTGAAGTACCTCAAATATCTTTCTATGGTAAAAATCAATTCTATGATTGGCACGTTGATACAGGCGTAGAAAAACAAAGCGATCCTTACTTTAGAAAATTAGCTGTATCAATCACACTGAATGACGAGTTTAAAGGGGGCGACTTTCAAGTACAAAACTTTGTCCACCCCCAAGCATCCAATAGATTTAAGACAGTAAAAGAGATGAGAAGAAAAGGTAGCATTATTGTCTTCCCATCTTTTATCTTTCACAGAGTAACTAAAGTAAAAGTTGGTGAAAGATGCGCTATGACTTGTTGGTTTAGAGGTAAAAAATTCTCTTGACTATCGTTAGTTTATATAGTAGTATTTCTACAGCATGACATAATGTGTGCTATATAATCTCGCTTAATAGGAGAATAAAATGAATATAGAATTACTACAAACTCATAATAAAAATGCACTACACTCTATAAACGATAACGTAAAAGATTTACTAAGAAACTTTAGTGTTGGTTTTGAAGATTATCTTTCTTCACCAATGTTGTCTTTCCACAAAGATAATGCAACCACATTCCCATTCCATGATATCTCTAAAGATGGAGATGACGGATACATTTTAGAGATTGCTTTAGCAGGATATTCTAAAGAAGATATAACAGTAGAAGAAAGAGATGGTTTTCTAACTGTTTCTTCTAGTGATTTCTATAATAAAAAAGAATTAGCAGAAGAAGTTGTTGATGCTATCGTGGTAAAAAATATTTCAAAGAGAAAATTTAAAAGAACATTCTCTTTAAATCCTAACTATGTTGTAGCTGCTGCAGAAATGGTAGACGGCCTATTAAAAGTAAAATTAAAAATGAAGGCTGACGATCAACATAAAAAAGTAATTCCAATAGAATAGGTAGTATATGGGGTGGGGTATTTTCCTCACCCCTTATCATAAAAATAATGTTAAATAAACCATACAAAATATATGTAGGGTATGACGATAAAGAAAAAACTTATTTCGATGTTCTATCCTACAGCATAAGAAAAAGCACAAATCATCCTGTAGATATTATCCCACTAAAACAAAAAAATCTTCGTAGAGCAGGACTTTATTTTAGGTCCAAAGATATTAATGAAGACAATCAGTTTGTAGATTGTTTTGATGGTAAACCCTTCTCAACTGAATTTAGTTTTACTAGATTCCTTGTTCCTTTCTTAAATCAGTTTGAAGGGTATGCTTTATTTATGGACTGTGACATGTTTGTCAGGTCAGACATATCTGAATTGTTTGAGAAGTATTGCGATCCTTCGTTTGCTGTTAGTTGTGTGAAACATAACCATGTTACAGAAGGCGGTTTAAAAATGGATGGCCGTATTCAGTCTAACTACAGCAGAAAAAACTGGTCTAGTTTTGTTATGTGGAACTGTGGGCATAAAGCATTTAAAGACTTTACTGTGCATGATGTAAACACAAAGAATGGTTCCTGGTTACATAGGTTTGCTTTTCTTGAAGCAGAATATGAAGATAATCTTATAGGAACTATACCTCAAGAGTGGAACTGGTTAGACGGTCATTCATCTGAAAGTATAAATCCTAAGTGTGTTCACTTCACTACAGGCGGTCCTATCTACACTACTTGGGATGGCAAGAGAAGTATAGATAATAAATATGCTACTCAATGGTCAGCACTTTATTCAGAGATGGTGAAAAGAAATGGTTAGATTTGTAACATCCTTTTCAGGCAGACACTTTGATGTATACGCAAAGAAAATGCTTGAGTCTGTTGCTGAACACTGGGCAGAAGACTTAAAACTTATTGTCTATTATGACACTGTAACTGAAGAACAGAAGCAAGAGTTTCCTGAGTCTCCTGTAATTGAGTACAGAGATTTAGATCAAGTAGAAGATAGGACTAAATTCTTAGAGAAGATGAAAGGTTATGACGGTACATCCAATGGTCAGATGCCTTATAACTTTCGTATGGATGCTTTACGTTTTTGTCATAAAGTTTATGCACTTACAGACTACTTTCTTGAAGTATCAGAGAATGAAGCGCAAGGTGGCTGGCTTATATGGATGGATGCAGATGTACTTACAACATCTCCTTTGTCTGAAGAACTTTTGTTTGAAGCATTTCCTAAAGACTCAGACCTAATACACTTAGGTAGAACAGACATAGACTTTAGTGAAACAGGGTTTATT